CCAATGACAAGAAGTACCTGTATCCAAAAGGTATTATGACAATGACCACTAACAACCTAAATTTTTTAAATGAGCACACGGCGTGGTCCAAGCGTAGGCAACGAATTAATCAAACCAAACACGTAAAATCTAGTTACCTAGAAACTTTAGGTGGACAAGAAATTGAGAAAGGATACAAGTCTGAAGTTGAAGCTATTACATTTAAAGATAATCCTGATGCCGCCAGGGGAAAGGATGCGTCCTTTGTAATTTTTGAAGAGTGTGGTGCCTTTGATAATCTCAAAGCATCCTACTTAGCAACCAAACCTTGTGTGGAAGATGGGGAATAACAACAGGTCAAATGGTGCTCTTCGGTACTGGGGGTGATATGGAGGGTGGAACTATTGATTTCGAATCTATGTTCTATAATCCAGAAGCCTATAATTTATATCCCTTCGATAATGTTTGGGACGAGGGTGCTTCAGGTACGTCTTCAGGATTTTTCTTTCCTTCTTATATAAATAAGATTGGCTTTATGGATAAGGATGGAAATTCCTTAATTAAAAGAGCCAAGCAAGCTGAAGAGGCTACCCGAGAGGATCTTAAAAATACTGCAAAGGATGCAGGAGTGTACGATAAACACATTACTGAATATCCTTGGAATCCTAAAGAGGCGTTCCTTCAAACAGCTAGTAATATATTTCCTACGGTAGCTCTAGCCGATTGGCGTAATGAGCTTGTACGTACTGGGATAGGTAAACGAATTGCCACACACGGTAATTTGGTAAGTACTGCAGAGGGTGTCAGGTTTAAGGTTTCGGAATTTGCCAGACCACTGATAAAGTTTCCTGCTCAAAAAGGAGATGACTTAACCGGATGTATTACCGTGTATCAGTCTCCTTACAAGGATCATAATGGAAATATCCCTGATGATATGTACGTCATAGTACATGATCCATACGCGCACGAAGGGGGAAAATCCCTGGGTGCAGCATACGTAATTAAAAGAAGTAATAATATTTCGAAGCCTGATGATATGATTGTGGGTTCTTATGTTGGTCGTCCTGGTATGCAAGATGAGTATAACAGTAACCTGTTTTTACTTTCTGAATATTTTAATGCACGTATTGGGTTTGAAAATGATAGGGGAGAAGTTATCCCATACGCAAAAAGAACCAAACAATTACATCGATTATTACACGAAGCAGAAATACTCTCCAAAAAAGAAAACATAAATATCAAAGCCCTTGGAAGATCCTATGGTACGTCTATGGGATCGAAACAGCGTAAGGATCAGGCAGAAATATATCTACGTGATTGGTTAAAAACTAAGCGCGGAGTCACAGAAAGTGGAGAAAAAAGGTTAAATTTACACTTTATTTATGACATTGCCCTCTTAGAAGAGCTCATTAAATATAACAGAACAGGAAATTTCGATAGAGTGTCCGCACTCTTAGTAGGAATGCTCCACCTCATAGATCTTCACGACCGTGAAGTAGAATCAGATACAGTTTTAACAGCAGAAGATAATTTCTTCGATAGGGAATTTTTTTAATATCTGTTAAACTATGAGTTCTACCACAATACCGAAACAAAAAATATCTTACGCCGCTAAGAAAAAGAAAGATTTTCAATGGGGAAAAGATACAGTTAAAGCCTGGATAAGCAGGATCAACTTTAACACTAAAAGAAAACAGGAGTTATACGAACTGTATGACCTGTACAATGGAAAGATAAATCTGGCAGATTATACGTATGTATCTGACCCTTATAAATCTAAGAACGGTACTGCCCGAAGATTCCCCGCAGAGATACGTTCATACAATATCATTAAACCCGTAGTAGATCTTCTGGTTGGTGAACGTTCTCAAAGACCTTTCAATTATCAGGTAGTCGTAAAAAACGGAGATGTAAAAAACAAGTTCGAAGAGTACCGAACACAGCAGTATCTCACATACCTTGAGCAATCATTTGTAAATAATGTAAACGCACAAGGCGCTGATACTGGACTTCCTTCCAAAGAACTCCCAGAATCTGAGGAGTTTGTCAAACAGGTTAAAACAAATTATCGTGACAAGCGGGCTATTATGGGTCAGCAGGCTATGGACTATATCGTTGAAAAGGTAGAACTTAACGATAAACTCCAAACTGCTTTCTTCGATTGGATCGTTACAGGGGAAGTGTATTCTTATAAAGGGGTGCTATTCAATGAAGTAGAATACGATATTGTATCTGCAGTGGATATTTTCTATGAGATGTCTAAAAGCTGTAGGTTTGTGGAGGATGGTGATATGGCAGGACAACGCCGGTTACTATCAGTTAATGAAGTAGTAGATATTTTCAGAGACGACTTAACTCCTGATGAGATAGATCAGTTGGAGCGTCCTGCTTCAAAAGCCCGTGACGGATTTAATCTTCCTTTCTTGATGCAGAATGGTTCTGACACTAGGCAGGATATGAACACTGACCGAGAAGTAGAAGTGTATCACGTCACCTGGAAGAGTTTCGCAGAGATTGGATTTTTAGATACAGTGGATCCTGATACTGGGCAGCCCGTTACTTTAGAAGTATCCCGAGATTACAAACCTTTAGAAGGGGAAGATATTGAATGGATATGGGTAAGTGAAGGATGGGAAGGCTATCAAATAGATGAAACGATTTTCAAAAATATTGGACCAATAGAGCCGCAGCGTAATGCGCTCTCTAATAAATCCTCTTGCAAACTCCCATATAACGGGCGGGTGTATTCTGACCGTAACAGTAATAATATCTCTGTAGTTGAGATGGGAAAAAACTACCAGAAACTGTACAATGTATTTCACTTCAGGCTAGAGCTTTCCATAGCCAAAAATAAGGATAAGATCACTTTAATGGAGATCAACACTATCCCTAAAAAACATGGCTGGGATGAAGAGAAGTTTATGTACACTGCAGATGCATTAGGATTTGCGTTTATTGATTCTACTGCAGTAGGTCAAAACAAGGAACGTGTAAATTTCAACCAGTTTCAAGTACTTGATATGTCCCTTGGGCAATACATAGGCGCACAGTTTCAGTTGCTTCAATCAGTCAAAGGCGAATGGGAAGAATTCTTAGGGATATCCAGACAGCGTAAAGGACAGATTATGGCATCTGATGGAGCAGCTAATTCTCAAATGGCTGTAGGACAATCTAATGTAATGACCAACGAGCTGTTTAGAAAGTTCTCCACATTCGAACAACGTGATATGCAGGGACTCTTAGACAATTCTAAAACTGCCTGGAAGGATGGTAAGTCTGAATCGTACATAACTAGTGATTTCCGTAATGAGATTATTGATATTGGACCTGATGATATACGCGAGGCAGATCTTGGACTGTTCATCAAGAACTCCACTATGGAGGATGAGAAGCTAAAAGCTTTGAAAGGACACGCTTTAGAGTTTGCACAAAATGGCGCCAAGCCTTCTACAGTCGCCGAGATCCTAGACAGTACTAACTTCTCCGCTATTAAGGAAAAAGTAAAAGAAGTTGAACAGGCAAAGGATGCTTATGATGCCAAGGTAGCTAAAGCTGAAGGAGATCAACAACAACAGATGGAGGCTCTAAGACAGCAGGCACTGGATGGTGCACGTAAGTTTGATATGACCAAATTGGATAAGGAAATAACTTCTACTGAAAAAATGCACGATGAAAAAATGGATGTGGAATGGGCAAAGCTCGGACAAGAAGACCCGCCAACGGATAACTCTATCGAGTATGAGAAACTTAATCAAAAGGATAGAGAGATCGCATCTAAAGAGCGCATTGAAAACAAGAAAATTGCATCGCAACCAAAGGCGCCAAAAAAATAACAGAACGAAAAGTCTATATAATTAAGAAGTCCTTTACCTAATATATGGATACACGATATATAATATTGTTTAATTAAATTTGTATACAATTATGACTAAACCAAGTATTGATCTAAGTAATGTGACCGTAGCAGATATACTATCTGGCGGTAACGAAGCAGACGATCAAAATGACTCAACAAACGAGTCTACAGACACCGGCGACAATGACGGTAACTCCGCAGATGATCCTGCAAACGACACCAACGATGATGATAACACAGGCGATGGTAATGATAACAACGACACTCAAGACAGCGATACTGATGATAGTGCTGGAGACGACCAATCCTCAGACGAGGATGAAGGTGAAAGCGAAGATGATGGTCCGTCCGTTGTATCAGAACTTGCGACACTCATAGGATATGAGTTTGAAGAAGGGGAGGAATTTCCTGAAGACATTCAAGGGATAGCAAACTTTACTAAAAAAGCTGCCGCCCAATTATCCGATCAGAATATGTCAACCCTATTCGAGCAATACCCGGATGTGGAAGAGTACCTGAAGTATCGTTCAGAAGGTGGGAACCCTAATCAATATTTTGAGTTAGCTCGAAAGATGACTGATTATGATGCCATCACAGATGATTCTATAAAAGGAGATGTTGATCTTCAAAAATCTGTTATTTCTGATTTATATTCTCGACACGGGTATTCAGATACTGAAATACGAGAAATAGTAAAAGACTTAGAGGACAGTGAGCTTCTTCAAAAAACGGCTCTCTCTTCTGGAAATAAATTAAAGGCTCTGACCGCACAAGAACGTGAACAGGACTTAGCCAACCAAGCGGCAAAGGCAGCTTTCGATAAAGAGGAAAATGTAAAAACTTGGCAAACTATTAGTGACACTATTGCTACAGGGAACTTGAAAGGTTTCGTAGTTCCTGAAAAGGAAAAGAAAAACTTTCACAACTGGATGTCAAAACCCGTAGATGCGAAAGGTACTACTCAAAGAGCAGTAGATATGGCACAAATGGATACTGAGTCTTCATTGGCTTTAGAGTATCTATATTATAAAAAATTCGATCTGGGTAAAATAGCCCAAAACCATAAAAGCTCCAGCAAAGCGAGCAACATAAGATCACGAATAAGTGGAGGCGGTAAAAGTGCTTCTAAAATTGTAAAGGGACAGGGTGGACATAAAAGATCTACACAATTACCCGGCGTAGAGAATTTTCTTTAGATAATTTTCAAATAGTATTCAACAGTTACACAGTACCAGGTTAAGTAATCTATAATTTTTTAAATACTTATCAATGGCTGATAACAATAAGAAGCTTCGCTTATACGAAGACATTTGGGACGCTAAAGGGATGACTGATGAAAACTCATTGTCTAATGCTCTTTTAACCCAACCAGACGTACTTTCACCAGTACTTACACACCTCGCAGGGAAAGAGGATAAACGTTTCCCACTTTCTTTCTTGACTGAAGGTATGGGAAATACTAGGTATATCAATGATACCCAGTATGACTATCCTGTTATGGGAAGATTAAACAAAGCCGTAACTGCAACCTCTTTGGTTTCAGGTACAGGTGAGAACTACACTCGATTTGTAGTAAACTTTTCTGAGAAGTGGTTCGTAAGACAATACATGGTTGAAAACCCTTATGGGCTTCAAATGCGTATTATGGAGGATCCAAAGGAAGGTCTTTCAGGTGGATGGGACTACACAATGCAACTAACATCTCCGGATGCTACTGCGGCTATTGCTGCTGCTGATGTTGCTGGACTGCAGTTCGTTCAAATGTTTGCACCAGTATCTTTCTCAGGTTCAAGAGGTAATGAAAGTAATTTCGTTGCACCTTCTAAAATGCGTAACCAGATTTCTATCATTAGAAAATCTTACCGTTATGAAGGTAATGCTCAAGAGCGTGTAGTTAATGTTCAATTTAACATCAACGGAACGTCTACTAAGTTGTGGTACGATTTCGAAGAATTCCAACATATGTTACGTTGGAAAGAAGAATGTGAGTATTCGTACTGGTATTCTCAGTATAACCGTGATACGAAAGGTGTGATCCACTTGAAGGACGACAATGGGAATGTAATTCCATTAGGTTCTGGAGTACTGGAGCAGATCCCGAATTACGATACGTACTCTACGCTTACGGCTACCAAATTAAAGAATATCGTTAGAGATACTCTTTACGGTGCGTCTGATGCGCAGAAAATGAACATCATCTTGTTTACCGGTATCGGTGGATTAGAGGAATTTGATAACGCGATGAAGTCTGAGGTTTCTAGTGGTTCTTATATTAAGAATACAGATCCTGCGAGCTTTATCTCTGGAAGTGGTTCTAACCTTGAATTAGGTGGGTTCTTTACTTCTTACCGTCATATTGATGGTCACACTGTAACGGTAAGACATTTACCACTATTGGATCACGGTGCCCGTGCTCTTAACAGTGCTAAACATCCTATCACTGGACTTCCTTTGGAGTCTTACAGAATGATCTTCTTGGATATGAGTACGTATGATGGACAACCTAACGTTCAAATGATCTCTCGTAAAAACAGAGAGCTTGTTCGATGGGCTGTTGCAGGTGCGACTATTCCAAAAGGATTCGAAGGAAATGCTCTTAGAGCAACTGATATCGATGGTGGTTCAGTACACTTTATGAAAGAAGGTGGTATCTCTATCCGTAGAGCAACCAATTGCTTCCACTTAGAGTGTGTTGCTGCATAGTAACTTTTTTAAAAGCTCCTGGACCCTATAAAGTCTGGGAGCTTTTTATTCATTTTAACCAAAATTTTTCCAACAATGCGAAAATCAATTTCTATAAATAGAAAACCAAACGCTACAAATTTACCAGATGAAGTTTACCATAACTCTAAAAGAGGGTTAGGTGCTACCTGGACAGCTTCCGGAGATGTTAATACAGGACTCTCAATGGATGAAATTCAGAAATATATGCCTAGCATAATTTCTATACCTGTTAATGATACAACTTTCCTTATAAAAGTTAAACGGTGGTTCACCGATTTATCTATCAATGTTCCCGCCGCAGGTGTGGATTTTGAAATTGGAATAGACCCAAAGTCAGACTTTCCTTACGAAGTTATTGACTACGTAAAATATCGTTTTGCAGCAACCCACCCGTACTTACTGTTGGATGCTAAAGACCCTAAAGAGGTTCAGAAAAAACGTAAGTTTATGTTTATCCTAGAGGATAAATCAAAAGTAAAAGCAGCTAATGTAGTTGATAAAAACAACCGTAAAAAATCACTTAAAGAGTGGATTAAGCTTACGGCTGATGAAGCTAAAATGGATCAAGTACTACGTGTACTTGGACTATTCCCAGAAGGGATGGATACAGATGACAAAGAAATAGCACTTGAAAAAGCAGCCAAAGAAACACCAAAAGTGTTTATCGAGGCTACTACAAGTTCTAGTTTGGCATTACAATCATTGCTTAGGGAATTTTTAAGTATGGAAGTACTTAGAAAAGTAGGAAACACTTACCTGAATGGTGAGGAGTCTTTAGGAGACAGCGAAGAGGAAGCAGTATTATTTTTAGATAATAAAGCTAACTCAGATGTGCTGGTAACCTTGAAGGCTAAACTTAAACAATTTAATAAAGGAAAAAGCTAATGACCATCCAAGAGATGCATTACCATATAGATCAAGGCTTGCAAAAAAATGCAAGCTTTGTCTATAGTAATTTTTTACCGGAAGAAATCGATGCCTTCATCAATAAAATGGTGATGCGATTTATCAAAGATAGATTCGATAGGTCTGATCCGCAAGAGCTTGGATTTGAGAAAATTCAAAAAAGGTTGGATGATATTAGGATACTCATTGCCGAGGCTTCGGTATCGAGTCTTTCCACGGACCCATTACCTACTCTTGAGGATGATTATATGTTTTATATCTCTGGTAAATATGTTGCTGGATATGATCCTTGTAAAAAGATCGCCGACGCCAGTATGGATTTTGATGTTCCTCTGAGACTTGAGCCTTTAGACTTATTATATAGGATTTTGAAAGACCCATATAGGAAACCAAATGTAGAAAATTCCTATATTATTACAATCCAACAAAACACTTTCACAATATACGACGATAAAAAGTATATACTAAAAGGGGTATACTATAATTATATTAGGCACCCTGAAAAAGTTGTACTATCTTCGTCTACAGATTGTGAATTAGCACAGCATACACACGACGAAATAGTCGATCTTACCGTAGAACATATATTAGAAGTTATAGCATCTCCTAGGTACCAAACCAATTCGGCGCAGACCTCAAAAACTGAATAACTATAACTTATAATACTATGTCAAAACAACTCTTAATTGTAAATACCGATGCTGTAGCAACTACTTACGCTGAAATGCGTGCTGGTAAACTTGGATTCATCGAAGAAAACGCTATCGTAGCGGCATTGACCGGTGCAGAAGCTGTTCTTTGTGTAGGTGAAAATACTACTACTCCTTTTAAAGGAGCTGAAGTGGTAGACGCTGCTAAAATTTCTCCTGATGCAGGTACTGCAGGTGTAGCAACTTTTAATTTTGCTGGCGCTGTAGTTGACGATCCTATCTACGTCAAACTTATCAATACAACTTTAGGTACTATGGATGTGCCTATGAAGAACTTCGAAGCTGATTCTATCGCTCTTGTAGCTGCTGCTATTAATGCTGCAGGTCTTGATGCAGGTACTTCATTTTTCGGATTCACTGCTACTGTAGCTACAACTATTATAACTGTAACTGCTCCAATTAATAGTACCTTCAGAGGTGCTGCTACTGATGGTGTAGTAACTGCTTATACTGTTATTGCACTTCCTTCTGTTGGACAAGCTGCTGATATTACTGCACTTGAAACAGAGACTTTATCTTCTTTAGGTGTTACCAATCAAGTTGGTCATCCTGTAGTTAAGCCTGTAAGTGCTGTAGAAGCTGGAGCAACTTATATACAGTACGTATATCAGATCGCTCGTCAGGTACCTAATAAAGCTGGTACAGGTTCTCAAAGTGTTGAGCAGAACAAGATAATTCTTGCAGTTAAAGTTGGTCTTACAGCTACAATTGCTGCCTTAGATGGTGATGCAATCGTTGAGTAGGTATTAAATTTTAAAATATAACGGGGAGGCTAGTTTTACTTCCTCCCCTCTTTTTAACCTTTAATTCTTATACAATGGCGGAAGCACCAACATTCGACACAGGGTATCTTAGTGACGTTACTGATGTAAAATTATCCGAGGTAATAGACGCCGCGCTTGATGATGGCTTATGCTGTGGGTGTAATACATCAACCCAGAATTATGTAAACAAGTTACTTATTATTCGTAAAGGCATTGACCTGGACTTACAGATTGTAGATATAGTGTCTGCTAATAGTAAACTTGAGCTATTAACTACTCTGCTCGATGGTGGGGACGACCCTGCCTGCGGATGTTAGTAGAAGTACCAGACACATTATACCCACGAACTTCATATTCTTCTGATGGTCTCTACCTAATAGCTTTAAAGCATAGGTACAGATTCTTGGTTGATAGATACACATTGAAATTAACTTACGGGCTTTGTACTTCAGAATACGACGAATTGTTATGTCTGAAATCTAGGCTCTTTATAATGGAACATATGCCAGTAATTACAGTAGACCCTAGCCCCTATCTTTGGGAACAAAATAATAAAATAATAAGTGTTGATCTAGGTGATGTAGCCGCAGATAGTGAATCAGCGACTACTACCTCTGAAATTCTTACTATCCTAAATGCTTACGGTGCAGACATTGCGCAGGATGAACTTTTCATTTTCTCAATGGAGATAGCCGTACTTAGATACGGAATCATTAGAAAGATGTTGGTTAAGTATTTAATCACTCCTGGTAAAGGTCTTTGGGGAAATGCCACAGGCGCTACTGCGCTGGTTGAAACAGACTTAGAGAGAGTGTACTTTGAGGTATTAGACGCCCCTACGGACGCAAGCTCGTTTGTGTTGGACATTGGTGAGATATCGGATCAAGAAATATACTCTGCAATAAATTTACACGATGTAACTGGGCAGTTCCAAGCAAACAAATCTAACTACATTAAATGTAAAAGAACTTCAGCTCAAGGAGTTGTCAATGAGGTGTACCTTTATACAGGAACTGGGTATCCTAGTGCATACGGAGCAGCAGTGGATGCACCTGCTCCAGTGCCTTCCCTGTACACGCTAATCACATCGATTGAAGAGTTGCCTGGAATAGTAGTAAGTAGTGACACAGGGAATGAAATTCTTCTGACAAATGCTCACGGAGTACTTGCAAATATGGCTTCTGCAAATGCAAACACATCGTATGCTCTTGGAGGAACAGTAGCAGGTGCGTGGCAAAAAACATTAATAAATGCTGCTTCGGAGCCTACGGTTACAGGAGCAACTAAGGTTAATGGAGACACTTTTGTCATTGGCGTAAATATGTATTTAGTCTGTACACATAATGGTAACAGGGCAGAATATAAATTTGAAAAAATAGCTGTATGATAGGCTTTTAATTATGGGTCAATGCTACACAATAGATAATATCTATAAACGATCGAAGATAGACAACCCTGTAAAATACAGTAAAGTTATCGAAGGGAAAAAGTGGCGTACTCATAAATTAGAAAATTCATTTTGTGTGGAGTTATCTAATGGAGATATTTTAGAATTTACACAAGGATGGTTATGGGACCGTGCAAGTATCCCACAAATATTACACAGTATAATACGCCCGGATGGGGACGATGATATTGCCTACTGCATTCACGACAGTTTATATATGTCTAAAATGTACTCGAGGAAATTCTCAGATAATGAGATGTTAAAGTGGGCAAAAGCAATGAAACAAACGAGTCGATGGAGCCTACGTAATATTGACATAAAAATCAGGTATTACGTAGTACGGGCTTTAGGCGGTATAGTATGGAATAAATAGATCTTTCCTATAAACACTAAAACTAAAAGCTTTGATATCATTAATACAAGAAATACCACAAATACCTGAAGTAGTAGGACCTAATGTAACCCCTATCTACGTATGGATCATAACAATACTTGTTATAGCCCTTGCAGGTATTATTGGGTTATATGAAAGGAAGCTAAGTGCTGTTACAACTAGACTCAATACAGTTATAGATGACAGTATTAGTAGGATGGAGCGTAAGAGTGATAATGAGCAGAGCGGTCTAACCCGTATAAATGATATGCTCGTACAGCTTAAAGAAATAGTTGTACTAGCTAACAGATAAATAGTCATCATGATGTTAAAATGTAAGTTAAGCAAGTTCGACGATCTATACGAAAAGGCGCGAATACAAGACCAGGTTGAAGAGGACAGATTAAAACAGATAGGTAAAGATATTGATGATGTTATTTTATCGTATAGACAAGAAGATAGCTATATAACTTTTGAGCAACTAGACGCTATGGGATACGAGGAATGGCTTGAAATTGGGCACGGTGTCCGGTTCAAAAGATTTCACCACCCTATTAAAAAATTATACTTCATCACTGAGATGGACCCAAGTAAATCCCCTACTAGTGATGCAAGACTTAAAAAGCAACGGCACGACTGTAAGGAATATTGTGAAGTGTTAGAAGGAGAGCTCGTAGAACTGGCAGAAGGAGGCAAACGATATGAGGCGGGAGACTTAGTTATCTACCCTGCAGGATTTTCACACCTTCCTACTAGTACTGTTTTTTCCAGGTATGGAATTGAATTTATAGACCCTAATTAAAATGAAACTATGAAAACAGGAAGACTAGGAATTGACCTCATTAAAAAATACGAAGGGTTCCGATCGGAGCCATACAAGTGCAGTGCTGACGTACCTACAATCGGGTACGGAGCAACATACTACCCTGGTGGACGTAAAGTCAGTCTGGACGATGCTCCTATCAGCAAAAAGAAAGCCGAGGACCTACTAAAAGATATGGTGGGCGTGTATGAGGCTGGCGTGAATAGATATGTACAATCTAAAATAACTCAAAACCAATTTGACGCCCTTGTATCCTTTGCATATAATTTGGGAGTAGGTGCGCTTCAGAAAAGTACCCTCTTAAAAAAAGTAAACATAGATCCGTGTGACCCAAAAATTTCTAAGGAATTTAAGAAGTGGGTTCGCGCAGGCGGTAAGGTACTGAAGGGACTACAAAGACGTAGAAAAGAAGAGGCAGAATTATATTTTACATAGCTGTAAAACAGAATATAATAGTGTAAAACCAGTTAATTTTCGTAATTTCGTAAACAATTAGTAAAAGTCTATAGAAATAAAAGTTTATACAGAATTATTATAATGTAACTAACTCGTTACTGTCTGTATAAACGTATGAAACAATTAAATTCATTTTTTATAGTACTCGTATTTATACTTGCTGCCTCTTCGTGCAGGAGTACTAAAGAGTCTTCTGAAATTTTAATATCCACAGACCTAAAAATAGATAGCTCCTCTCAAAAGGAGGTAATCACTATTTATAAAGGGATCACAGATACAGTTTTTATTGATTCCCCTTGCGATAGTTTAGGGAATATTAAACCTATACACAGTAAAATAACTACAGCACTTGTAGAGATAGAAGTTAAGTCTACTCCGACAGGGCTGGTAATTGCTACCGATATACCTTCCTTAGAAACCTCTGACAAAGAGAGTAATAGGGTCACACAAGAAGCAAAAACCATAATACAAATTAAGGAGGTGAAGGTTAAAACCGTTGTATGGTCGAAATGGACCTACATCTGGATGCTCATCGCCATTATTGAATTTATCTATATCGTTGGGCGAATTTATACAAAACTTACTAATCCAATATCCCTCTTTTAGATGTCTATAACTTTAAATAAATTAGTATACAATATAGCCCACTCTCAAGGGAAGCAGGATGACTTGCCCTACTTAGAAAGGTTGAAGTTTACTGTACAGTCTTATAGGTCAACTATTCTTCGTAGGGACTTGGACCGTAACAGGTTTACACCTAATCAATTCTTACAAACAATAGGATGTCTCGATATGGCATTCTATGATGCATCTTCTTGCTGCGGCGTAGAAGTTGGGTGCAAAGTCTTTAGATCTACCGCTCGGGTACCTAACCCAGTACGGTTTAAAGATCGAGTCCCTTTCTATTTCGTAGGAACTATTGATGGTAAAAAAACATACGCTCCAATGAGCCTGGGAGAACTGGGCTTTTTTAGTGCGAGTAAATATAACAGTAAAATGCCCAGGTATTATTTTGATGATGGGTATATCTATATTGTTAATGCAACACCTAAAAAATTACAGATTAAAGGAGTTTTCGAATTTCCTTCAGAACTAGGTAGCTATACGAATTGTGATGACACTAAATGTTACAGTGATGATGATCCGTATCCTATTAGCCTTGATTTATCCAGGAGCATTACGGAAGCAATTCTAAACTTTGATGCGCCAAGAGAAGCACCTAACCAAACGGGATCAGAAATTAAAATAGATGTTTAAGGATAAACTCATCGTCACTTAATAAAATACTAAAAAAATAATTATGGCACTTAAAGTATTCACACTAGGAAATCACCTGATAGTCACTGTTGACGATGTTGAAATATTTTCCGACCCCCGGGGGCATATCAAACTTGAATCTCCTTCAGATACAACAGTTAGAATTTATATAGAGTCCCCATCTACTAAAGGTAAGAACTCTAAGTCAATAGATTTGGAACTTGCAGACATTGTAGATGCTGCTGGCACTGCTTATGCAGGAGGAGCTCTTTTGTGGTTAAGGGAGAATACGGGTTTTAATCCGACCTCGGGAGGTAGCGAGGGTGGAGGCATCACAACGAATGTCCCTGTTAAAGCCATTGGTGCTGACATTGATTTTACCGATGCTACTAAAACAGAGAAGGTAAAAACAATTGAATATTTAAACGCTTTAGCCACCACTCCTTTGAGTGCAGCTTCTGTAGTGGTTTTTGTAACTACTAGAATTGTATTATCAAATGGAGAAGGTATTGAGTTAACGGGGCAGCCTAATTATGCTGTGGTTAGAACTCTTTATACTCTAACAAACTCTTATACAGCCATAGGTTCGGGAACAGTATTAACCGAAGCAGATGTCCAATATTTTAATACGATTGACTCTCGTAATGTTGCACCCACTGAGTTTGATCTTGGAGATATAGGAGCAGCAGATGTCTGGGATTTTGTAACTGCCAATGGTCCTTACAGTACTCCTAATAGTGCAACAGTTATTTTCAGAGCTATTCAAAATGGTACTGAAACTCTTTGGTTGTACTTAGGTCAAGGAGAGGAGATAGGTACAGGATTTGCA